TACAGACCTTATGGGACTGAGTTGGCGCTTTGTCAGAGGTACTATATAAAGTTAAAAGGAACTTCTGTTTTTTCAATTTATGGTACAGGGTTTGCTGATTCTTCTTCTTCTGCCCGAGTTCAAATAAATACGCCAATTATGAGAGCTTCTCCCACCTTTGCAAGCAGTGGTAGTTTTTTGGATGGCTTGGGTAACTCATTAACTTCTTTAGGGTCTGCGTTGTACACAGATAACACGGCATCAATTGCAATTGCAAAGACAGGCGGCACATGGGCGGCTGCATACGCAGTAGCTATACAAAATAGCAATTCAACTGCGCCGTATTTAGAATTTTCTTCGGAGTTATAAATGTATAAATTGCAAAACTATATAGGCGAATTTATTGGTGTTCAGCGTTTATCTGATAGCGCATTTATTCCCTTCGACCCCGCCAACACCGACTACCAAGCCTACCTAAAGTGGCTTGCAGAGGGCAACACACCATTGCCAGCGGATGAGTGATGAACTAATTACCAAAACAGAAGCACGACTTAACAGTCACGAACAAGTTTGTGCTGAACGCTATGCTTCTATCTCTAAAAGTTTAGAGGGTTGGAATAAACGAATAACCAAGATTGAATACCTATTATATGGTGTAATGCTGTGTGTTCTTCTCGGCCCCGGACAAGCAGCAGAGTTCTTTAAGAAATTCTTAGGAGTATAAAATTGACCCTTTCACAATTGCGTTCACTGCCCTTGCTGCTATTAAACAAGGCGTTGCATTTTATAAAGATGCTAAAGCAGCGGGTAATGATGTTACTAAAATAGCAAGAGAAATATCAAGTTGCATAGGTAACTTTTTTAATGCACAAGAACAAGTTAAACAAGTAATAGAAGAAGAAAAAAAGAAACCTGTAAAGAGTTTAAAAGCACAAGCCCTAGATAATATATTAAACCAAATAGAGCTTGAGAGACAAGCAGTAGAACTTAGAGAGTTTTTAATCTACCATGTAGACCCAGAATTAGGTGCAGTGTGGAGTAGGTTTGAAGAAGAATACGCAAGACTAGAGGAAGAACAAACACAAGAAAGGCTTATAGCAGAACGAAAAGCAAGGGAGTCAGCATGGCAACGAAGACAATTAATAAGCTCCCTGCAAGACAAAGCACTACAGATAGGAGCAGTGAGTCTAGTTACTATATACCTCCTCCTCCTATTTTGGATAATAACAATAGACAGGAAGATAAGATGGGGTTTTTAATAGGTCTTATTTCAATGATGGTTGTGTTTGTCATAATGTTACCCGTAATAGGTTTTATGTTAATGGATATTAATACTGCTAGACAAGAAGTACGTTATGAAGTACAAAAGATAGAAAAACTTCGTAAAGAGTTAGAACATGAAAAGGATAAAAAATGATTCCAATTATAGGTGCATTACTAGGAACACTTGCAGAGAATGGTCTAGGACTATTGTCTAGTGCAATACAAGCTAAGGGTAAAGAAGTTGTAGAAAAAACTTTAGGTGTAAAGATTCCAGATAATCCTAGTGCTGAAGATGTAGCTAAACTTCGTGAACTACAGTATGCACATGAAGAACGGCTATTAGAACTTGGCATTGAGAAGGCTAAGATGGAACTTGCTGAACTTGAGATGTTTGCTAAAGCTGCACAAAACGAAGAAGATAATGTGTCTAATCGTTGGAATGCAGACATGAGCAGTGACTCTTGGTTATCCAAGAACATACGTCCTATGAGTCTTATAGCCATCTTTACAGGTTACTTTGTGTTTGCTATGATGAGTGCCTATGGTTTGAATGCAAACGAGTCTTACGTGTCTTTGCTTGGTCAGTGGGGAATGCTTATAATGGGTGCATATTTTGGTGGTAGAACAATAGAAAAACTAGCTGATTTAAGGAGTAAGAAATGAGTCTATCAGATCACCAAGCAGCTTTCCTGTTAGACATGTGTAAGCTTATTCAATATGCTACAGAACAAGGCTTTAAAGTAACAGGTGGAGAACTTGCACGTACACCAGAACAACAGGCTATTTATTTTAAGACAGGCCGTAGTAAGACAATGAACTCCATCCACTTGAAGCGTTGTGCAATGGATTTAAACTTCTTTAAAGACGGTAAGATCATTTGGGATAAAGAAATTATTGCACCTCTTGGTCATTATTGGGAAAGTCTCCACCCTAAAAATCGTTGGGGTGGTAATTTTAAGTCACTTGTAGATTGTCCACACTTTGAAAGGAACGTTTAACATGCCAATGAAAAAAGGAAGTAGTAATAAAACAGTTTCAGAAAACATTCGTAAAGAAATGAAACAAGGTGTTCCACAAAAGCAAGCAATTGCTATAGCTTTAAGTAAAGCTGGTAAGTCCCTACCTAAGCGTGGTCAACGTACAGCTAAGAATAAAAGTAAAAAATGAAAATGGCATATGTTGAGTGGGAGGATGCATCTGATTTAGATGATACTCCTTGGACAACACATGATGATTTTATATACGAACCTGTAATGGTAAGTCAAATAGGATACGTTCTATATGATGGGCCTGAAGGGTTAGTATTAACATCCTCTTACATTGCTGATGGCACTGTTGGGTGTCGTACACAAATACCACGAGGCATGATTCGTAACATAACTATAATTGATGACAATGACTGATAGAACTAAATTCTTAGATGGTAGTGGTAAACGTGTTATCCTTGGCTTGTTCAAGGAATTTGCTCGTGTAGATGTAAAGTTTAAACCTGTATACACGTTACAACACTGTAAGGATGTATTCTTAGAGTGTCGTGACCCCTCTGAATATTCTGTTGCTATGGCACTACTAGGTGATTGGGAACACTGGCAAGAAGTACGTAATCACCCCATAATTAAACCACACGTAGATAAATGGCAAGCAGAGTTAGCAGTGAAGTTACAGTCTGAAGCAATTGCACAAATGAAACAACATGCACGTCTTCCCGGTGGTACAGCAGCCGCTAAATGGCTTGCTGAGAAGGGTTATGTAGATGGCGGTGTTAAGAAGCCTGTAGGTCGCCCTAAAGAGGTTAAAGAGGTTATAGCACCCTCTACAGGACGTATAGCAGGAGATATGGCTAGGCTTGGTATTGTTGTAGGAGGAAAGAAGTAATGCCTTACATGACCGCAGGAAAAAGAGATTACAAAAAACAACAAGCCTATGATGGTAAACCATCTGTCGTTAAAGACAGGGCTAAACGTAATGGTGCTAGGCGTAAACTTATGGAAGAAGGTAAAGTTAGCAAGGGTGATGGTAAAGATGTAGACCATAAGAAACCGCTTAGTAAAGGTGGTGGTAACAAGAGAAGTAATTTACGTGTTACTAGTAAGAGTAACAATAGAAGCTTTTCACGCACTAAAACAGGGAAGATGAAATAATGGCAGCAGGAATGAAACACTATTTTAAAGATGGCAAAGAGTATAAAGGCCCAACACATAAAGATGCTAACGGCAAATTAATGTCTGGTACAAAGCATACCGCAGCTAGTAAACACTTGGTTCACAAAAAGAAAGCTAAATAATGGCTGGACTATACGAAAACATCCATAAAAAGCGTAAACGTATCAAAGAAGGTAGTGGTGAGAAGATGCGTAAGGTAGGTAGTAAAGGTGCTCCTACAGCTAAGCAATTTAAACAAGCTGCTAAAACACGAAAGACTAAATAATGTTTGTAATAGAATTTGTATTATGCCTAGCAATTAATGAGTGTATTGAACCTATTGTGGATAAACCCCGTAGTAGACATGAGACAAAAGAGGCATGTATGCAAGTTGCCTATTACAAAGCATTAGAACTGTATATGATGAATAAGCGTCCTAATCTAACAGTTAGTTATAAATGTTTACCAGAAGTTATTGGAGAAGAAGTATGATTAAGAAGGGTTCAGAGTCGTTTTCTGGATATAACAAACCTAAGCGTACACCAAGCCATCCTACCAAGAGTCACGCAGTGTTGGCTAAGGTAGGTGACAAAGAAAAACTCATTCGATTTGGTCAAAAGGGTGTGTCAGGTAGCCCTAAGAGAGAAGGTGAGTCTGATGCTTCTCGTAAACGTAGAGAGAGTTTTAAAGCTCGACATGCAAGCAACATTGCCAAAGGCAAGATGAGTGCTGCATATTGGGCAGATAAGGTTAAGTGGTGACTGAAAAAGAACTGGTTAAACAGGCAGCAGAAGCTGACCTTCTGACGTTTATTAAACTCATTGCACCACATCGTATGCTAGGTGCAGTACATGAAGAACTGTGCTCATGGTGGAGCAGAGAAGACGCTAAGGACAATCAACTTGTCCTGTTGCCACGTGACCATCAAAAGAGTGCAATGATCGCTTATAGGGTTGCTTGGTGGGTTACTAAGCATCCTGAGACTACAGTGCTGTATGTGTCTGCTACAGCTAACTTGGCTGAGAAACAACTTAAAGCTGTTAAAGATATATTCTTATCAGACATATATAGATTCTATTGGCCTGAGATGGTCAATGAGATGGAAGGTAAACGAGAACGTTGGTCTATGGATGAGATTTCTGTAGATCACCCTAAGCGTAAGGCAGAAGGTGTTCGTGATGCTACAATTAAAGCAGCAGGTATTACAGCTAACGTCACAGGATTACATTGTAATGTAGCTGTGCTAGATGACGTTGTAGTGCCTGATAATGCTTATACACAACTAGGTAGAGATCAGGTTAGAGCATTCTACTCACAACTATCTTCAATTGAATCTACAGGTGCTAAAGAGTGGGCTGTAGGTACTCGCTACCATCCCGGAGACTTGTACAAAGACATGATGGAAATGACTGAAGTGTACATGTCTGATGACGATGAGACAGAGATTGAGAATGAAGTGTACGAAGTGTTTGAGCGTGTAGTAGAAACTGGAGGAGAGTTCCTTTGGCCTAAACAACGTAGAACAGATGGTAAAACATTTGGCTTTGATGCACGAGAACTAGCACGTAAGAAGGCTAAGTATTTGGACGTAACACAGTTCTATGCTCAATATTATAACAATCCTAATGCAGTAGAAACACAACTAATTGATCGTAGCAGGTTCAACTATTATGAACGTGATAAGATTGAAAACTTTAGTGGAGCGTGGTATTTTGGAGACAAACTTTTACACATTTATGCTGCTATGGATTTTGCTTATTCTATTGGCACAAACTCTGACTACACTGTTATTATGGTGGTTGGAGTAGATGAAGATAATAATTTTTATATCTTAGATATTGACAGATTTAAAACTAATAAAATATCTGTTATGTATGATAAGGCTGAATTAATATATCGTAAGTGGAAATTTAAAAAGATGCGTTGTGAAGTAGTAGCTGCACAACGTCTTATTGTCGGACAGTTCAAAGATTATATGCGTAGTCAAAACATTGTATTTACAATTGACGAATATAATCCTCCTAAGAATATGCGTAAAGCTGAACGTATTGCTACAATCTTAGAACCACGTTATAGTAATAACCAAATATGGCATTATAAAGGTGGTAATTGTCAGACATTAGAAGAAGAATTAATGATGAATAATCCTGAACATGATGATATTAAGGATGCATTAGCTTCTTGTATTGAGATTTGTAAATCACCTATATCTAATCGGACATGGGGTAAACGAACAAATGTGGTTGCTTTTAATTCAAAATATGGTGGCGTAGCCTACTAAAAGGAAATAAGAAATGAATGAAAATGTACAAGTAAGTTATAATGATGATAGCTTGGCTAATAAGATTGCTGACTTGTGGATGCGGTGGGATACAGCACGTAGTGTATGGAAAACTGACCAACAAGAGTTACGTAATTATATCTTTGCAACCGATACACGTAAAACATCTAATAGTAAACTACCTTGGAAGAACTCCACTGTAACACCTAAATTAACACAGATTAGAGATAATCTACATGCCAATTATATGGCTGCATTGTTTCCATCTGAGAATTGGTTTTTCTTTGAGGCTACTAATAAGGATAAAGATTTAGCAGCTAAGAGACAGGCCATTGTAAACTACCTAAAACAGAAACTAAAAGCATCTAATTTTCAGTTGTTAGTATCACAACTTGTATATGATTATATTGACTTTGGTAATGTAATTGTTACTTATGATTATGTACGAGATGTTATTAGTGATAAAGAAGGTAATGTAGTTAATAGATATATTGGCCCTAAAGCCTATCGTATTAATCCTAATGACATTGTATTTAATCCATTAGCTGAAGACTTTAGTAAGACTCCTGTTGTACGAAGAATGCTAAAATCAATTGGCGATCTGATGACAGACCTAGAAACAAAGCCCAACCTTAACTACAGCAAAGCAGTTGTAGATAAGGCTATTTCTTTCCGTCAAAACTATAGGGATGACCCTGAGTTTAAGAAAGAAGTTAACATGGCTATTGATGGTTTTGGTAGTGCTGACGAGTATTTAGAAAGTGACATGGTTGAGTTGTTGGAATTCTGGGGTGACATTTATGACCCAGACACCAAGACACTGTTGCGTAATCAACTCATTACCATCATTGATCGTAAGTGGGTGTTGCGTAAACAACCCAATCCGTTGTGGACAGGCAACAAACCTATGCACCACTGTGGTTGGAGATTGCGTACAGATAACCTGTGGGCACAAGGCCCATTAGACCAGTTGGTAGGTATGCAATATCGTATTGACCACCTTGAGAACTTGAAGGCAGACGTGTTTGACCTCATTGCCTACCCTGTCATGGTGATTTATGGTAACACTGTGGAGGAGTTTGAATACGAACCCGGAGCTACAATCTTTGTGGGAGATGAGGGTAAGGTAGACTTTCTTCGTCCTGACGCTACAGCGTTGCAAGCAGACATGCAAATTGCTGAACTGATGGGTCGTATGGAGGAACTGGCAGGTGCTCCTAAACAAGCTATGGGTATCCGTACTCCCGGTGAGAAGACTAAGTATGAGGTGCAAACCTTGGAGAATGCTGCTGGTCGTATCTTCCAAAGCAAGGTAAGTTGGTTTGAACGTAACATTCTAGAACCTCTGTTGAATGGTATGTTGGCTGAAGCTATCCGTAACTTTGAAGGTGTAGAACGTATTCGTGCCATTGATGAGCAGTATAACACAGAAAGCTTTGTAGAGATCAGTAAAGCAGACTTGATGGCAGAAGGTAAGATTTATCCTATTGGAGCACGTCACTTTGCTGACCAAGCTAGGTTTGTACAAGAGTTGACACAAACTATCAATGCTGTACAAAGCATCCCCGGTGTGGCTGCACACATGTCTGGTAAGGCTATTGCCAAGGCTCTAGAGGAGAACTTGGGATGGCAGAACTACAAGATTGTACAGGATAATGCTTCTGTATTTGAAGCAGCAGAGACACAACGATTGATGAATCAAGCCTCTGAAGATGTACAAACTGAAGCTGCTGTAGACCCTATGGGTGCTCCACTTGACATGGAAGAAGGAATGTAATATAATGAATAAACTATTACTTAACAATAAACCTATAGATAGTAGTAATGAAGAATTTATTAAAGCTTGGAATAATAGTAGTTATGTATTTGAAGCTTTATATAAGACATTAAGTAATATGAGTGAAGATATTAACAATGTTAAGAAGGATGACTTTGACTGTCCTAACCATTATGCTAAGCTTAGCTATCAGATGGGACAGACAAAAATGATTGATTTTGTACTATCTTTGTTACCTGATTCTGCCAAAGGGTAACGTTTTTCAAAAACATGACACTAAGGCAGTCAACTTTTTAGGAGAGATTCCGCATGACCAATGCAACAATTTTCGGTGGCTCTGAAGACAACCAGAACACCAATACACCCACAGCGACAACTGAGGGACAGCTTTTTACCGCACTTGTTGGTGAAACGCAAAAATACAAAACACCAGAAGAATTGGCTAAAGCTTACACTAATGCTGACCAGTTTATTGAAACCTTGAAAGAGGAAAATCGTAAACTACGTGAGCAAACTATGGCAGCTAAAACAATTGATGATGTTTTGGAACGTATGTCGAAACATAGCAATGCACCAGAGAACGACAATCCTCCTGCTCAGGGTTATACCCCTGAAGATGTGCAACAGCTTGTAGAGAAGACGTTAGTAGGTCGAGAGACAGCTAAAGTACGACAAGATAATTTGATGCTTGCTGATAAGCTTATGAAAGATAAGTTTGGTGAGAAAGCAGAAGAAATCTTTAAGCAACGTGCAACAACACAAGCTAAAGGACAAATCTTGATGGAACTAGCAGCTAATGACCCGCAAGAGTTTGTATCTTTGTTTGTTGGAGTAGTTCCAAATAACTCTAACACTATGGATACTGGCTCTATGAATACAACTTCAGTACCTTCTACTGGTGGTGATAGGTCTAATATTGAGGGCACAAAACAATGGGCCGCTAAGATTCGTAAAGAGAATCCTTCTCATTATTGGTCACAAGACTTCCAATATAAGTTACAACAAACTGTTACGAAAAACCCGTCCCTATATTTTGGGCAATAAGGAGATTTAAATGGCTGGTACAGATTTTGCAAAAGTTAATGACCACTTAGTTCGTACAGAACTTTGGTCTGCTGAACTGAAAGATGTGTTGCAAGAACAATTGATGGGTACGAAATATGTTCGTATGCTCAATGGTTTCCCCGATGGTAATCAATTTACTATCCCCTCTGTTGGCGAGTTGCCAATGCGTGAGACTGCTGAACTTACCCCTGTTGTGTATGACGCAATGGATACTGGTGAATTCACTTTCACAATTGATCGTTATGTAGAATCCGCTACATACATCACTGATAAAGCCAAACAAGACAGCTACTACGCTGCTCAACTGATTGGTATGTTCCCTACTAAGATGCGTCGTGCATTGGATGAGAATTTGGAATCTTCTGTATTCTCTCTTGCCAATCAACAAACATCTGGTAATGTAAACGCTATTAATGGTGCTGACCACCGCTTTGTAGCTTCCGGTACTTCTAACACTGTGTTGGCACTTGCTGACTTTGCTAAAGCTAAATACGCTTTGGACAAAGCACAAGCTGGTGGTGCTCGTGTTGCTATTATCGACCCTTCACAAGAGTATGTGTTTAACACTCTGGTTGGTGCTCAAGCTTTTACTAACAACCCTGCCTTTGAAGGTATTGTTCAAGGTGGTTTTGTTAACGAAGTGACAGGTATGCGTTTTATCCGTAACATCTTTGGTTTTGATGTTTACGTGTCTAACTTCCTTCCTGCTGCCTCTGAAGCTGCATCATCTACTTTGGGTGGTGTCACTGTTCCTGCTACTCCAACTGTGAACTTGTTCATGTCTGTTGGTGGTGACTTGACTCCGTTTGTTGGTGCATATCGCCAAATGCCTCGTGTTGAATATGAGCGTAACAAAGACCTGCGTCGTGACGAATACGTTATGAATGCTCGTTTTGGTTTGAAGCTCTATCGTCCTGAGTGTTTGGTTTCTGTTATCACCAAGAACACCATCTAATACTGAAAGGAATATAAAATGACTCGTGCTTCTACATGGACTAATGCCGATGGTTTGGTTGTCGGTTTTGGTAATAACTTTCCAGAACGTAATGTTGCTGGTGTATACGAAGTTGATGGTGCTGCTAAAGAAGCTCATTTAGCAATTACCTATCAATCCTCTGGTGCTGTTATTGACATACCCGCTGGCTCTGTTGTGCTAGATGTGATTATGAAAGTTGGCACTGCATGGGCAGGTGGTACTGATGTACAACTTGGTGATGGTACTGACCCTGATGGCTGGATTTCAGCTACTCAAGGTGCTGTAGCTAACTTAACTGCTGGTGCTACTATTCGTGCTGCTGGTGCATATGCTATTGGTGACGCAGCTACTAACCGTGGTTTAGGTAAAGTATATGCTGCTGACACATTGGATGTTGCATTTACTGGTACTTTCACTGCTGGTACTGCTACTATCGTAGTTCGCTACATTTAATGTAACGTAAAAGGGGGAGTGTAATGCTCCCTCTTTTCTTTTGGAGAAATAATGGCAACAGTACAACATTCTGCTATCACTGACCCTAATATCCATGAACCTAAAGGTGTGGCTGCTGCTACCATTAATAAGGTTTATGTTTCTAATGGTACAGGTAGTGGAACATGGCAGAAACTTAGTCCTCCACAACTTGCTGGTCTTACTACTAATGGTCAAGCAGGTGATACACTCACTGTTAATGGAAGCGGTAATTTTGTCTTTACAGGTACACCTCATGGGCAAGTACACTTCTTTAATCTAGCTACTCCCTATACCCTTACTTATCCATCCTCATTTACTAAACTTGCTCCTACAACTACAGCAGGTGGTATTCCCTCTAACTTTACTGAATCTAATACTGCACGTCTTACATACACTGGTGCAGACACCGTACCTGTTTTTATTGCTTACTCTGTTTCCTTAGATCAAACATCTGGTGCGGATAGAGATTTAGTAACTGCTATATTTAAAAATGGTAGTGTGTCTAATGGTTATGCTGTTGACACTACAAGTACAGGACAAAAACATACTTTATCCGGTGTACATACGTTAACTATGGCTACTAATGACTACGTTGAATTATATATTCAAAACACTGGTGCAAGTGGTAATATACGTTTGTATTCAATGCAAATAAACGCTGTTTTCGCAGGAGCATAATATGGCGAAACTAACGCTGTTAGACATGACGCAGAACATTTTGTCTGCAATGGACAGTGACCCTGTGAGTTCTATTGATGAGACTGTAGAATCAGTACAGGTAGCAGACCTTGTTAAAGAAGCTTTCTTTGAACTTATTAGCCAGCGAGACTGGCCTTTTTTGTTTCAACTTGTACAACTCACTGGCTTAGGTGATACTAGTAATCCCACTAAGATGATGATGAGTGATACTTGGAATAAAGTAAAGTGGATTAAATATAATAAAAAAGAAGTTGAATATGTTACACCAGAAGACTTTAAAAACCTTATTGATAATAGAGTTGTTCAAGCAAACGTAATTGATGCTAATGGATATGTCATCAATGCTGACCCCCAGTATTGGACTAGCTATGATGATAAGTACATTACATTTGATGGATACAACTCTACTGTAGAAAGCACCCTTGTAGGGGCTAAAACAAGCGTATACGCTGTTGTACAAGCTAGTTGGACTCATGTAGACACCTTTGTTCCTAACCTCCCTGAAAAGTTCTTTCCTACTCTCCTAGCAGAAGCTAAATCTCAAGCATTTGTTAACTTGAAACAACAAGCAAATGGTAGAGAAGAACGTAGAGCACAACGTGGTAGGAATACAATGCGTAATGAAGCTTGGCGTAATGAGAATGGCGAAGCTAAATATAATGGTAAAGTTAATTATGGGAGAAGGTAATGAAAAATAAAAAAGAATTGACACCTCAAAAATATAGGGAGATGGCTAATGATAAATCAATTCCTCAAGAAGCACGGAACATGTTTCTCGACAAGGCTGTTGAGATGGAACAAAAAGCTTTTAAGCATTCTAAAGAAATTAAAGATGTGAATCAGCACAAGTGGAAAGGTGAAATGAAATGAGCGAAGCATTTGACAAAGTAATGGAAAAAGCTGCTAAGCAAAAACAAATGGCTAAGGAACGTAAAGAGATGCGTGAATTAGCTGGTGAAGTTAATAGCCTAGTCATTGAAGCTACACCTAGTGGACTATACAGTGTTCGTTACTCTATGTCAGGCCCAGTACCTGATGAGTTGAAAGGTTTGTTCACTCGTCGTGATCGCATCATTGCAATTGCACAACGTAGAAATATTCCTATTGAGGGTGTAGTATAATATGGTAGCACCTAGTGTTAAGGGCAGTTTTACTTTTGTAGGTGGCCTCAACACAGAAGGGGGCTACTTTATCACGCCTGAAAACAGTTGGAAAGATGGTGTTAATGTCTATCCAAATGTAGATGGTGTATTACAGCGTAGAAATGGTATTGACTATGAAAGTCTTTATCAACTCTACGCTAGTGCCATTACTGCTGACCAAAAGAATTTGTGGGCATTTACTGTGGGTAATTGGTCTACAGTTGGTGGTAATGGTGGGTTGAATTTCTTTGTGGTGCAAACTGGCTACATTCTGTCGTTCTATGATTCCTTATCAGGAAGCGTTAGTTCAACTAGAAAGTCATTTACAATTGATTTACGTTCTTATAAAGCCACAGGTACTACAGCTACCGATGGTACAGATGTAGCTAGTTTTGCATCCACTTATGGTAGACTCATTGTAACTACTTCTAGTACCAATCCTATATTGGTTGAGTATACAGCATCTAGTGACACAATTACTGTGTCTACAATTACAATTAATGTACGTGACTTTGAAGGCTTTGAAAGCCCCTTTAGCGTTGATGCAGAAAAGACAGAGGCCGAGTGGACTACTGCTTCCTTTCTTACACAAGCTAAATATAACTTGTACAATCAAGGGTGGACAGATACATTAATAGCTACATATAAAGCAGCTAATGCAAATAAACTACCTGCTAATAGTAAGAATTGGATTTCAGGTAAAAACACTACAGATGACTTTGATGCTGCCTTATTAAACAAACAAGATTTTGGTACATCACCTGCTCCTAAAGGTCGCACCATATTAAATGCTTTCTATCAAGATAGAAGTGGCATCATTACATCTACTGCATTCAGACCCAAGGTGTGTGCTTTCTTTGCTGGTCGTGCATGGTATGCTGGTGTTGGTAGTGCTAAAGAACTTGGCACTGTATATTTTAGTCAAGTGTTGGATGTTATTAGTAACGTAGGTAAATGTTATCAACAGAATGACCCTACTTCTGAAGTGTTTAGTGATTTGCTAGATACAGATGGTGGTGTAATTCAAATTCCTGAAGCTGGTGAAATTATTGCTTTACAACCATTAGGTCGTGGTATTACAGTGTTAGCAAGTAATGGTGTGTGGTTTATCAGTGGTATTGATACAGCATTCACTGCATCTAACTATTCAGTAGCTCGTATTAGTAATGTGGGTTGTACATCTGCTAAATCAATTGTAGCTGTAGAAGACAGTTTACTCTACTGGAGTAATACAGGTATCTACACCATTGCCCCCGGCACTAGTGCTGCTGAATTTAGTTCACAAAACATTAGTGATAGGAACATTAAAACATTTTATCAAAACATTCCTGTGTTAAATAAAGTGTATGCTGAAGGTAGTTATAACGTCAGTAATAAACTAGTTTATTGGCTCTATTCTAATGTAGATGCTGGTTCTACTAGTAGTGGTCGTTATAACAAGACTTCTGTATTGGCATTAGATATTAAACTTGGTAGTTGGTATTGGTTTGACTTTGATACTACGTTAGGTGTAATTCCTGTGTCATTAGAGATTACCAAAGAAACTACATTGAGTAGTAGCACCTATGATGTGTTGGTTGGTGCAGATAGTGTATTGGTAAGTACTGATAGTGTTGTTGCTACATTGTCTGTTGTTAATGGCACTGTACAACAGTTTAAGTTTTTAACGTTACACCCTGTTACTAGTAACAACTACTCGTTTACATTTGCTGACTTTGAGAATACACGTACAGCTACAACTAAGTTTAAAGATTGGTATAGTTATAATAGTGCTGGTGTAGAGAAGTCTGCCTATTTTATTACAGGGTATGAGATGGCTGAAGTAGGCCCTGCACGTGCTAAGAGTGCTCAGTACATCACTACGTTTATGAAGCGTACAGAGACTACGTTTGATGAGAACACTAACCCTATTAATCCTAGTGGTTGTATGATGCAAACTAGATGGGACTTTACAGACAATAGTTATGCGGGTAAGTGGCAAGCTGAAGTAGAAATATATAGACAACTTAGACCTTATTTTGCTGAACCACTAACTACATTTGACGATGGTTATCCATTAGTCATTAACAAGAATAAGGTGAGAGGTAGAGGTAAAGCTTTACAACTTAAGTTCTCAAGTCAAACAGGTAAAGATATGCAGATGGTTGGTTGGACAACAACATTTTTAGGTAATCAAAATGTTTAACCCATATTGGGAAGACGTAGATGGATATTTACGTTTTGAGTTTGCAGATGACAAAGTATATGCACACGCTAAAGTTACTAGTTGGAACAAACGGATGTATGTTAAATGTTTAGCTATGTGGGCAGAAGCTAAAAGAGAACTTAAAGAATTGGGATATAATGATGTATTTGTTATTATTCCAGCCGATGATAAAAAACTTATTAAGTTTGAACAAACATTTGGTTTTACAACAGTAAGTATTTGTAATAATTATTTAATAATGGTATGTGAAATTACAGGAGAAGAACATGGGGATTGAAGTAGCCGCAGTTGCCGCAATAGCAACATATGCCTATGGCACAAAAAAATCTATTGATGAGTCAAAAAAAGGTAGAGAAGCAACTGAACGTGGTCAACAAGCATCTGAACGTCAATATGTTGCTGAAAGTAAAAAAGCAGAAATTCAAAACATACGGTCTGTGCGACAACAAATTAGACAAGCACGTGTAGCACAAAGTAGTATGCTTAATGTTGGTGCTCAAACAGGTGGTATGGGAGGTAGTGGACTTGCTGGGGGTGTATCTAGCATAGGTAGTCAACTAGGTAGCAACCTTGGTTACATGTCTGAAATAGCTGCTGTTAATACTGCTATAGGTAAAGCAGGTTTAGATTATTCTAGAGCAATGGGTGAAGCATCTATGGCTAGTTCCAGAGCAAATGAGTACGCAGCAGTAGCAGGATTAGGTAGTACAATCTTTGGTGCTGTTGGTGGAGCAGGTGCATTTAAATCTCCAGCACCTAAAGTGTCATAAGGACAAACATGAATTTGTATTCTGAAGACAAAACAACTGAAGAAAAACCACCACTGTATACAGCAGAGGATACAGTTCCACAACAAATAGAAGGAATGGAAGATTATTCCATTCTTAAAGGTGTTTCAGTGTTAGCTACAGGAGACAATAATATACCTGATAAAGTTAATTACGACCAACTAGTAGATGAAAGTTGGCGTAAAACTGTCGCTGAGAATAATGAGATAGATCGTATTACAGCAGTTAATGCAGCTACTAGTGGTGAGGTAAGTGTTGTTCAAGAAGCACTAGATACACTTAAAGCACGTAACGCATTGTATGGAGCACAGTCTGCTAAAAATGTAGAAATTGTTCGTGCTAAGATGCGTGAACTTACTGAAACAGCTATTGAAACAACTGCAATTAAAAACCCTGCTGTTTTGTTTAATAATACAAAAGAAGAAATTAAAAACAGTGTAGACATACTTACTACTCAAGTTGCAGCACAAGCATCTTTAGAAAAAGCACTTAAAGATGGTAATAGTATTTGGAGCATAGCTAAAGGTTTAGGTTATGAAATAACTCCATTTGCTGCTGAGCAAGGCCCTGCCATTGATAGAGTGGCTATTAAGTATGGTGTTCCAGCAGATGCAATATCACGCACTACTGGTCGTAGTCAAACAATTACATATTTACAATCTGTATTCCAAAGTTTACCTGAAGATCAAAAAGCTGCATGGCTTACTGGTTTGCATCGTGACTTACAAGATGGTATGTTAATCTCTAATTGGCAAGCTGCTGGTGTGGTACAAGAGGTTGCTACAGGTGCAGAAAAAACATGGGATGGTTGGTCTGATTGGTTGGATAGAATTGGTGTTGTAGGTTCTATTGTAGGCTTACTTGGTGCTACATTTAAGAGTGTTGGATTGTTTAAGAGTGCCAACAAAGTAATGAATGTGGAACGTACAATGGCAGCAGGTGGTGCTAAAGCAAACATTGTAACTGCTGAAGCAACTAAGATATTGACTAATGTAGCTAACAAACAACGTTTACAAGCTGTTGGTGTAGTTGCTGGAGAACTTACAGGTATTAATGCTGCACTTGATTTGACTAAGCTTGTCAGCATGAATGCTGTTAAAGTGTTGCCTGATTCCATTACAACCGCTGCACATGACTTACAAAAAGTAATTCGTGAGCCTGTACAGAAGCTTATTGATGAATTGCAGAATACTATTTCTGCTAAAGGTGTTCGTGCAGAAGAAGCTGCTATACAACTTGCAGAACTAAAGTCTATTTATTCTACTGCTAACAATCCACGTATTCACTCAGTAGACCCGTTTACTTTGTCTGCTGATGGTACACTCATCACTGGTAAGGTGTATTTAAAACCTGAGAATGCTACAGCCTACCTCACTAAAGAAGCTGCTGAGACAGCTTTAAAAGTATTTGACCCAGACGGTAAGATGGGTATGAAAGTTATTCCTGATACTACTAACACAGGGTTCATTGTAGAGCAAAGTGTTAAGGTTGATTTAGCTAAACGTAAACAAGAATTAGAAGCTGAACTATTAAAGGTTGCAGAGGAAGCTAATAAGACCCTCAAGGAAGCCACCAAAGGCCCTGTAACCCCTGTTACTAGTAAGGTAGATAGGGACGTACCACCTAAGAGTTTAGTGACTTCTAAGCCTCGCTATAAGACAGACGAACTTGTCTTTGAAGATGACATAGATAAGGCTGCTTATCAGATTGGTAGCAAGACTGCTACTAGTAAGTCTGACAAAGAGATTAAAGCATGGTTGGTTAAAGCTACTGGTTGGGATGACAAACAAATATCTGAACATGCAGCTAAGGTGCGTGAGTACATTAAAGTTAATGGTGACTTAGCTCGTGGTGAGAATGATGAAATACTTGTAGCATCACAAGTGCCTAGAACTAGTGCTCGTGTAGGAGATGCTGGTGGTGAAGCAGGTAGTGTAGAAAGCAGTAGTAGTGTCATAGGTGCAGTTGTTGCTAATCTAGCAAAAGATAGCACCATTAAAGTTATGGATAATATATCTATACAAGATGGCGCACAAACAGGATTCATTGCACAATTCCATGCTGCTTTAAGTAAAGCATTGGGTATGGAAAATAGAAAAATCATTGTGTTGCAAATGAAGTCCATGATTGCTAATCCAATGTATAAAGATTTAGTTTCATTTATGAATACTAAACACAGCAAATCTGACGCAGTACACTTTTCATATAAAAACAATACTAGTGTTATTGTAATGCGTAATAGTGTGGGTACAGTTGCTAAGTCTACGTACACACTAAAAGCATATATGGAAACATTTGCACATGAATATGCACATGCTTTTGAAGCTCAGTTTTCAATAACACATTCCCCTATTATGATGAGTAACTTTAATAAGTGGTTACGTTCAAAAGGAATGAATTGGGAAGGTGGTACTGGCTTTAATCGACACATTAGCCAACAACTACCACTTGAAGCATTGTTAGAATATCGTGCTACTACTACAGCAGAAGGTATGTCTCAATTTATTGATGACTATTTTGCAGGTAATAAGGCAGCATATCTAGCTGTAGAAAAAGACATGCATAAGTGGTTGTCTAGCTACAGTGAGTTTTTTGCTGAGAACTTTGCTAAGTGGGCATTTAGTGATGAAGTACCTACAACTATTTTAGGTGAGGCTTTTGCTAGACTTGTAAATGGTTTTAAAACTATTGCTGCATACATTAATGACTTGCTTGTTAAAGCAGGGGCTGTACCTGTTGTTGGTAGAGTAGATGTTAACACAGCAAATATGCTTAACCAACATGTTAAGAATATTAATAAACAAAGTGTAGATGCAGCAGCTTCTATTGGCGATAAAGCTAGTGCAGCTATTACAAGCACACGCTCACTCAGTACAATTCAGAAAGACTTACAAGCAGTTAATGATGAGATTAACGCTATCAATGCTGCTGAAACAGGACTTAAGACAGGTTGGTTATTACAGCAACCAGTTAATAGAAAGTTAGATTACTCTATTATCGGTAAATATTCTGATGATGACATTAACAGTGTAAGTAGATTTGCTATGGGTGATTGGGCCTTATCAACATCTAAAGAGTTGTATGAACAACGTGTAACTGGTATTAACCAACAAAGTAGATATGTCAAGTTGTTGACTAACTTTGTTCGTCCATCAGTTGAAAAACTGTCTCGCTCTGAGATGGTTATGTTAAATGACGCATTGGTGTTAGGCGACAAAGAAGGAAAAGTATTTAACGATGTAGAACTTGCAGGTATGGGTGCTACTAGTAATGCTCGTATAGCCTATTATAAAGTAAGAGCATTGCGTGACGTGATGCACCAAATGCGTAATGATGTTGCATCTAAGAGTTTAACTCGTAAGGGTTATGTTAAGCTGTCTAGTGCAATGAAGCTGGATGATGGTGGCTTTGACATGTTTGTTAAAGAAGTAGCACCAACAATAGGTAAGACAGTGTATGTCGGTGATGAAGGTGTAGCCACTAGAGTTAGTGAGAAGTTTATTGAAGAAGCTAAACTAAAAGGTTTACGTTTCTTTGAGTCTACTGACCCTGTATTAATTGATGGTAAGAATCGTCAAACCTTTGCATTTAAAGATGGCAACTTTAACATTAACAAGATTGACCAAGCTATACCTTATCGTGCTGGTGAATACAGACGTTTGTATAGTGATGAGTACTTTGTGAAAATTGTATCTGACTACGACATTGATGGTACAATGAAGACGGTTACACACACTCACCGCACTGCTTCAACAGCCAGTGATGCTAATGCATACATTAAATCTTTTAATGAAGCAGCTTCTTTGTTTAAACAAGGTAAGTTAACTATTCAAGATGCAGCTAGATTGATGCAGCCTTATGGTTGGAAACCTGAAGAACTGTTAGAGATGTTTAACAGTGGTAAACTTGGTGATAATTATAAAGTTGAACTGCGTTACAATAGAACAGATGATGACTACATTGGTGAGTCTATTGGTTTGTCTAGTAACTTTAGCAGTAAGCGTGGTGATAAAGTATTATCAGTACATGGTGAGAGTGCAGTCAATACAGTTAGTCCATTGGACAGTATAGCTGCTGAGATTGGCAACACTGCGTATGTTGCTTCAATTACTGAGTGGAGAGAGTCACACATACAACGTTGGTTCAATACCTTTGTAGAAGACTTGCCAGTTAATGTACGTGACAAGTCACCTGAAGAAGCATTTAGATATATGTTGACTAACAAGGGTGCTTATATTGGTCAGAGTAATCGTTTAATATTTGCTGAACGTGTACAAGACTACATCATGGCACAAATGAATATTCCTACTAAAGAAGAACAAGCATTCTTAGGATTTATGCGTGTTGTAAGTGAGTCTGTTGAAGGTGCTACTAGTAACAACAAAGCAATGGCTAAAGTTGGTATGGCACTACGTGCGACTAAAGATTATCCACAATGGGCTAGAACAATTGCGTTCCACAGCTTCTTTGCTTTCAATCCAGTGCAGTTCTTTATGCAAGGTATGAATGCGTTTAATGCTATAGCAATCTCTCCCATACACGGCTTAGCATCAGCTAAGTCTTCTAGCATGTATGCTATGGCATTGATGAGTGACCAAGAATCTATTTGGAGAACATTTGCTAAGGCAAACAAGGTTAGTAACTTAGGTTTGGGAATGGATGAAGATGAGTTCGTAGAAGTAGTACGATCTATTAGACGTTCTGGTTTGTTAGATGGTATTAATAGTACTAGTTTGTATGGTGCTGAGACAGGTCAGTTTGGTTTGTTTAATGGCTTGTCTCGTAAAGTAGGAAACATCTCTGCTACTCCGTTTAATGCTGGTGAAGCATTGAGTCGCATTGTGAGTTATGACATTGCACGTAGAGAGTTTAAAGCAGCTAATCCCGGAGCAGCATGGTGGTCAGATGATGCCTTAGTTGACATTATGAAACGTCAAGATGATTTGACACAGAACATGACTAAGGCTAACGTAGCATCATGGCAGCAAGGATGGAAGTCTATTCCTGCACAGTTTGTACAGTATCAAGTTAAACTTATGATGAACGTTATTCAGAGTTTAATTGGTAACAGTCGTGTGTTTACACGTAAAGAGGCACTACAGTTACTAGTAACACATACTGCTGTTATGGGTACAGCAGGTGCATTCTTATGGCCTTTCCGTGACTTGTTAACTGACATGCTTCCTGAAGACATGACTGAAACACAGCGTCTTACTGTACAGCAAGGTGTTGTATCAGGAATGATTGCAGCCATCACTGATGGTGAAGCTAAGCTTGCTTTAGGTAGTCGATTCAATACATTCCGTTACTATGAAGACTTAGTTAAAGGGCTGTTAGACCCAGAGAAAAACTTTTTAGAAGTATTAGCTGGCCCTTCAGGTTTTGCTGGCTTACGTATTTTAGGTGGATTCGGTGATGCTATAGGTATTATGGTTAAAGCACCAATGACTATGAGTACGTTACAAGTTGCATTAACAGAGATAGGTAGAACTAGTTTCTCTGCAATTAACAACGTAACTAAAGCACGTATAGCTATGGCTAACTATAACCAAGTTATGAGTGGAACAGGTAGAGCAATGTATCGTGTTACAGATACAGAAGCTTGGCTCATTGGTTTTGGTATTCCTCCTGCTGCTCAAGAAGATTTGTCAATCATGTTTTCTAGTAGAAAAGCACATGCTGACGAATTAAAATCTGCTGCTAAGGACGTAGGCAAACATGCGATGCTTGCCATTACTGCATTACGTAACAATGATTTAGAATCACACAAAGTACATGCTGCTGTAGTACAGACATACTTAAATGCTTACACAGGTGAGGATTTAAAACTCCTTATGAAAGAAGCATACAAGGTTGAAGCATTTACTCAATATGAAAAAATGGTAGTTGAACAAATGGTTAAACAGTTTCAGATTACTGACTTAACAACGCAAGGACAATAACATGGCATTATACGCAAAAGACATAACACAAAGCATTGAACCAGCACAAGCTGATGTAGGTACATTAGGTAAAGGTATACAGGCTAGAGCAGAAGGTGCTAGACTATCTGCTAATGCCACTGGAGCAATGTTAAAAGCAGCGGGATTTTTAGCTGAACAATATGTTGCTTATGATGTGAGTAAGACACAAGCTGAAGCAGAGCAAGTTACATCTGAGTTTTTAGACAGAGGTATGCAAGCAGAGAAAGCAGCACAGGATGTGCCATTAGTTACTGCTGAACGTAATAAAATTGCTGCAACAGGTACTAGTTATTCACTTCAAGCTGATGCAGGAATGCGTAAACAAGCTGCACTAGGTACATACGATCAAGAGATTAAACGTCTTAAAGATGCTGCTGCTGGTGGTATGTCTAATGAAGAATATGTATCTCGTGTGAGTGCATTGACACGTAAAGCAATTGCTAAATACCCCGGTCTTGCAGATAGTATTCGTGAGAAGGTAGGTACTATTACTGGTCTACCTTATGCTGACAGATGGGCTGAGATGCAGTATGTCAGAGAACGTTTCACTAGGGAAGCAAAGAAAGACACTGAGTTTGACCCTATGAAGGTTGTACTTAAAGACATTGAGGCTGCTTCTGCTCCCGGAACATTCGGTAGCCAGAAAGAATTGTTTGATTTGTATAATACTAATCGACCAGAGTATGATAGACGTATTATGGCATTCAATCAAAACAAAGCATTGAAGACAGGTGTAGATGCTGTCACTACTCAGATCAGAGGTTTACAAGAACAAAGTGATTTGAATGCAGATCAGTTGCGTGGTAGTTTTGTAGCTATGTTCCAAGGTAGTTTAGGAGCTACAGTAACTTCGTCTGCAATATCCACCCAAGAAAATATTTACAACCCTGTGTTGGCATTAATGGCTAAAGGTGAAAATATTAATGTTAATCCTGCTGCATTTGATACACAAATTAAAATGCACAATGCACAGATGAAGACTAACATTGAACAAGCACGTCTTACTGCAATTACTGAGATTGACAAATATCTTGCTAACAACCCGAACATTACTAGTAGCAAACGTGACCAGTTAAAAGCAGACATTAACAGTGCTGCTGATTTACAACTTAGAATGTATGCTGATGACAAAGGTGTTGGTTTAGCTGCTATGTCCACCATTATGTCTAACTATCGTGATAAGAGTATTAAAGAACAACGTGACTTGGTTAATTTAGCTATTCAACAACAAGCTGCTATGCAGAATAATAGTTTGGTTATGGCATACTGGGCTGGTGGAGATCAACGTAAGAATCTTGAATTGACTAATAAAGACTTTTATAACTTTATGGTTAAGCAAGAAAAAATATTGTTGGACAACACTAATGGCATTACTAGTAATTCAGCAGGGCAGGATGCATTACGTCAAGCTACAGATATTATTAATAAAGCTGCTGATGACCCTGCGGCAGTGGTTGCACCTACTAATGCTGAACCTGAAAATGTTAAAGCTGCACATTCAGTTATGCATTCTAGTGCTCAAACATCCTTGGATAAAGCAACTCAAGGTAAAGTATTAGATGCTATCGAACTTAATGTAATTAGCTCTGCTCAAGCTACTAACGTAGAGACAGGTGCTAATTCTCAGTTGTTGGCGAATGATTACAAAAAAATTGGTGATAAAATTAGATTGTTGCCAGCAGAGAGTCAAGCAATTATTAAAGAAAATGTTAGTAAGGCTGCACGTGGTAATGTAATGTCAATGCTTTCTATGAAAGAAATGCTAGAGGCAAAGCATGGTGTTACAATTACATTAGGTGTAACTCCTACTGGTCAAATTGTAGCAATGCCTACACCTCTCACTAAAGAGGAACAAGCAAAACAAAAAGCACTTGGTATGGCTAAGATACCATTGACTGATGCAAGACGTAAAGAACCTGTTGCAATTGATGAGTTTAACAAACAAAGTAAAGCTAAGTTGTCTAACTTAGTATTTGGTAGAGTAATGCTTACACAAGAAGACCCTGTAGCTGTAGCTAATGACTTTGCAACTATGATTAATAATAGACAACCTTATGGTGGTTTCTATAGTAATGCACCTGTAGCACCCCCTGCTGTAGCTGCCCCCGTAGAATCTCCGTCTGTTGTTCCAGCATCAGAGTTAGGTAGTCAGCAATTTCCAATGACACCTGCACCCGCAGCATCTGCTCCTGCGGTAGCAGCACCTGTTACTAGTAACGCATCTACGCCAGCATCCCCACGTGAGGCAACTGGAAAATTAATTGATGAAAGTAATAAACCTAAGAAACCTGCTGCTAAAACTACTGGTGGAAACTTAAAAGTAGGGGATGTAGTTAATGGTTTTACATATACTGGTGGCGACCCTACTAATCGTGCAAATTGGAAGAAATAATATGAATCCTTGGGAAATGGTGTGGAATGTAATTACGGGTAAAGAAGAACAAGTTAAACCCGTAGAACAACCTAAAGCAGATTATTTAGATCGTTTAAGTATGGCTGAAAGTAGTGGTAGAGCAGATGTTAAATCTACTACTAGTAGTGCTGTTGGTCAACATCAGTTCTTAAAAAGAACATGGGAAGAAACAGTAGCTAAGATGGGTAAAAACTATACATTAGAAGATAGGAAGAACCCAGAGAAATCTAAAGAAGTAGCTGCTTATTTTACTGAACAAAATAAAAAGATTTTAAAGAATCAATTAGGTAAAGACCCATCTGATACACAACTATATGCTGCACATTTTTTAGGGGCTTCAGGTGCAAAGAAATTTCTAACTGCTGCTCCATTTGAATTGGCTACTAAGGTAGTTGATAAAGATCAAGTAGAAGCTAATCCTAATATATTCTATACTAAAGATAAGAAACCTCGTACAGTGGGTGAAGTATACAGTATATTAAAAAATAAAATACAGGAATAAAAAAGGGGCATTTGAAGCCCCTTTTTGTTACTAGTATTACGCTACCTTAGTCACATCAAATCCCAAGAGGCGCATCATCGTCATAGTTAGATGTTCTCCTCCAGATACCTTTGCTTGCAATCTCAGGTGCTTCCGCAGGGCTGATCGTGCTTGATCGTATGTCTTGTACGATGCTTTCAAAGACTTTGGCAGACTGCCCTTCACTCGCTTGATTTTGTACACGTTGTTTCCTTTCTTCTTTTGCAATTAAATACTCGATGTTGTGTTTAGCTTTCATCAAGTCACCTATAGAGTCACCCTTATACTTATGGCGTAGCAAGTATTTCAATGCACTTGCTTCCCAACCATTCATATCATAGGCTTCCCATATCTCCCACGGCTGAATCTTATGACCCTTGTAATGACTACCGCCATACTGTTTACTCATTACTTGTTCATAACTATCCATCACTCAGCTTTCTTAAACAATGCTGGTATCTTATTATCTTCTTTAGCTTGTTCTAATGCATCACTGAGAAGTTTAATAAAGCCAGTTTGTACAATAAGTTGCATCATCTCAGGGCTTATGTCGTCCAACTGAACATCAGCACTACCATCCTCATTTTCTTTGATTAGTTTGATAATCATCTTTCTTCTCCTTGAAACTATTGCATATTTGATGCACTTTACCATCTGTTGTTTTGAATGTCAAGACAATTTCTAGAGTCTTATCTGTCTCGTAAACATTCAGACCCATATGTCTACGCATTGCATCCATCATCTTATAGCTATCGTCATTTGTCATCCATTTTCCTCCTGATTGTTCTCTTAGCCTTCCATACAAGCTTCTTTGCATACTTAGGCGAACAACTTAATATAGCAGATATTTCTACGTAAGACAACCCATCGTATTCTTTTAACAACAATGCTCTACGTTGCTTGTTAGGCAATGTGTCACAGATAACAGTTACACCCTCTATTTTCTGCTTAACTGCTAACAAGGATTCAGGGGTGACTACATCTACCATCTCAACGTCTGTTTTAAGGCTGTTAAACGGCTGTCTGAGGCACTTTCTATTAGCGATGGTACAGAGCCATGTGTATAGCTGACTATCGCCTTTAAACGCCCCTAATCCCTTGTATGCATCCAGCAATACATCCTGAGTTATTTCTTCTGCTTGTGCGTCATCATCCACTCTCCTACGTATGAATCTGTATATTCGTTGTCTATACATTGACACTAGGGTGGCGTAAGCCTTCTCACTGCCCCCTAATGCCTCTGCGATAAGCTCTTTATCAGATTTCACATACCCCCGCTACGCAAGCAAGCTGTTGTGCCCCCTCAACGTTATCGGTAGTTTCAATGAATGCATCCCAATCAATTGTCTTAGGCATCTTATCTTTCATATTTTCATATTCAAGATGTGAGATTTCTTCATATGGTGCTTGTTTGTATGTACCACCATCCCAAGGGAGGAATGAAATTCCACTAATCTCATCAAAGTGTTCCCATACCCATGCACCAACTGAGGGCCAATCTTCTTCTTTGACATACACAGTTACAGATGGCTTATGTTCACACCAGTGACGTTGATAAGCAAGCCATAACTTCAGGTGAGTAAAGCTGTCCAACTCATCACGTGTAATACAACCATCAGGTGCTTTCATAGGGAAGCTAAAGATAGTTGTATCCAAAGGTTTCATTACGTCAGCTTCCGCAGGGATTCCTTGATTCTTAAGAAACTGTGTAATAGGGTCTTTGTTATCATTACGAACACGACGTATATAGTACTGGCTATGACGAGCATGAATACCCGAAGCACTATCCACAAGCTGCGACACAGTACCTGAAGGCTTGACACAAGTGATTGCAGCAGACTGAGGTATTCCGAGAACATCAGCAAACTCCTTATTACTAGTAACAGCCACACTACGCAGCATCTCTAACCTTGATGACAGACCCACATCATTCACATCATTCAGCACAGGGCAGTCGAGGATTCCTGTGATGGAGACTCCGAGAAGCCGTTCAGCCTCAGTATTGTTCTGCCAGATTTTTCTAAGATAAGGAAATTCTGTGAGAGTTGATTGGAAAGTTCCCAAGATAGTGGCAAGTCGCACTTTTCTGCTAAGAGTATCTCCGTTATCTGTGTCTCTGGCGACAACTTCTGTAAGGTTACAAAATTGATATGGACGGAGAATGATTTCAGAACATGGGTTAGTTCCAAAGTCATAGTTACTATCTCGTCTTCCATTCTTTTCAACCGTATACTTAGCAGCTTCCCTTGAAAAGATTCCTCGTTCTCCACTATGAGATTGGTACAACGCCAACCATTCTGCCATAAATTCCCCAACTGTGGGCTTAACATTATAAGATGCACTGTTGTTTGCCAAAGCTCGTTGTCCCTCTCGCTCCCACCAATTGCCGCTTTTCGCATGACGCATCCTATCATCAGACAAATCAGATAAGCTAATCATAGCAGACCTACGCACACCACCTACTACAACTACTTCACCAATCTTACACATAATGTCGTGGCACTCTAAGCTAGTCAACTTACGTCCAGCAGCACCTTGAAACTTACTAGTAACAAACTTAAACAAGTCTACCAATGGCTCAGGGCCAGATGCTCTACCACCAAATGTTTTGAGTCGAGTACCAGCAGGTCGTACTTTACTTACGTCCCATTTTGGGATTTCACCACTGTATAACAATGCAAGAATTTGTCGTAAAGCTTTTGCCCAACCTGCTTTACTGTCTGATACCACAATTGTAGTGTCACTGTTAAACATGAGCGCAGGTACATCAGGTAATTTTTGAACATATTTACTTTCTACAGAGAATCCAACACCCGTTCCGCACAACAGAATGTACATAGCTTCATCAAAGCTCTTAACATCATCTACAGGCAGATAGGAACAATTATAACCAGCAGTGTTGTCACGATTTAGTGCTTCACCAGCAGTCATCATAGCCCGCATAGAAGGCATCACTTCATGGTTAAGGATGGCACTATGCAGTTCATTAAACAACTCTCGTGGCATTTGATAGTTCACCTTAGTCTTAAGATGCTTATCCATAAAATTCATATAGCGATCTACAGTTTCAGGCCAATGCTCACGTCTGTTACTAGTATCAACAAAACGTGAGTATCTACTCTTTGCAATAAATGTTTGGTAACTATCCATTAATCTTCCACCTTATCTTCGTTAAAAATTGCTACTTCTACAATACCTAGATATACACATAAGTATACACCCGGCCCCGCATTAATCTCAAATCCAAATGCCAGTCCACCCATCCATCTAAACGCTAGTGACATGTTCTATCTCCATATTGTTTTCTTCCAACATCCTCATATTAAATAAGATTAGTTTAGCATCGTCACTCAACATCTTATAGAACAAAGGGCCATATTTACCTGAGCATACTACCTCATCGAATGCTTTAATCGTGTGGTGTAACCACGCTTCTTCCTCGTTTTGCATCTATCTTTTCTCCTGCTGTTTTCTTCTTATGACATGTGGAACATAATACCTGTAGATTATAACTCTCACAGAACAATCTGTCAATGTATACATCCCAAGACACAAAACCAGTAGTGGGGTCAACTACTGGATTAACATGGTCTACTTGAACATCTTTAGATACATAGTCTTTCTTACATGCAGCACACTTATAGTGCATTGCTTGCTTACCTGTCTTCTTATTGATCTTCTTACCTACGAATGCTTCTTTCAATGTAATCCACTTAGGAGGCCATCTACGCATACCACCTCGTAATGTAGAAGTAATGAAGCTACGATAGCGTCCCTCTGTCCACTCACCACCGTTTCTCACAACTTAGCTTCCATGTATAAGCCTACATTACCTATAGCATAACCAATGAATGCTATACCTAACCCTGTCTTACCTGTTACTAGTAAATGAGCAGCTACTATTGTGTACACAACACCTATCATTGCAATAAGCCAACTAGCCATGATTATTCTCCTTGAGTTTGGCTTCAATGGCTCGACACTGTTCGTAACCTCCCCATTCATTGACGCAGATTTTTCGGACTTCCTCATCCGTCAGCCCAACCCATGTGCGCTGTGGTGGGGTGGACAAGTCTTTGTGATAGTTGGCGGCAATAGTTTTGTATATCTTCATATCTTCTTCACTTGCTGGTTGCGCCACAGGCTCTTGCTCTTGTGCCAAGGCTTCTTTAATTGCCCATCTTACATGTCTGCGTTCATGTGCATCTGTTTCAATGTATTCTAGACACATTTGCAATGCTTCATCTTTTGTCATACAGGTGCATCCTCAAAGTTATCAGGATTAAACTTAGGTGGCTTGTCATTCTTAGGTGTGGGCAGCGGTTGTGTTGGGAAAGGCCAAGTCATATTATTCCTTAAACGTTAATGGAAAATGTGTTACTAATAACGCTTTGCATTGTTCAGCTATCTCTCTGTGTTCTTTCTGTGTAGCCTTGTCACATCGTATGTCTACATAGTGTAACCAGCTACGCAAATTACCATTCATGTACATGCGAGTAGGAGTTAAACCTTCAGGCAACACTTTACGTGCAACCTCTTTGGCTATACCCTTACTCAACGCTGTATGATAGACATACTCAGCATCATCAGCAACACGTTGTTGCATTGCTTGCCACCAAGACTTAAGCTGTACATCTGTAGTTTCAAGACTATTCTGTCTGTTAGTTACATCTTGCATACGTGCTTCACTTGTTTCCATAGATACAGCTACTTCTGCATAACGTTGACTAAACTCTTGAAAAGAAAAACTACGATGGCGCAATATTTGCCTAGCTATGTCTCGTGTAGTGTTGATCTCTACACACATATTAACCATCTCAAACGGACTCCAATGATTGTTATCTTTGAGATATTTAATTAGCTTAGGTGCTGTCTCAGTGTTGTCCTGATTGTCAGGATTGCTAACCCTAGCCATGTAAGCAATAAGCTCATCACCGCTAGGGGTAGCCCATACAAGGCTTACTCGCATTTAGCTTTGCATTTCTTTTTCTTAACAGGTTCTTCTTCTTCTTCAGAATACTTTTCCCACAACTCATCTGCGTTAAGTGGCTTACCACTATCTGTATGTGGGTCAAGGTGAATTGTATAACCAAATGCACCACTGAGTAAATTAGCAAATTGTTGTGCTATTTCACCATATGTAACCCACTCATCAAGATCACCTTGCACTGTGTGTGTAACACCATATTCTTCAAGTTCAAATTTAAATTTCATTTTGTTCCCTTTGTTTAAAATCTTGCAACTGCTTGTTCCACTCTTTAGTCTGTGCGTTATTAATAACGACTCGCTTCCTAGTCTTCCCAATCTTCTCCAGTTCCAAGGTCTGCTTCGTCTTCTTCAATTGTGTCTTCTTCTGTGTAGTCATGTGTCGGATAAAAGTTAGTGTAGTTTGCAACAAGTACATCAGGTAATAGTTTGATTATGTCTTCAACTGATACACCTAACGCAATTATCAATTCAACAGGGTCGTCAAAATTATCCTCCACAAATCTAGTCACTGCAAGAAGTTTATCCGAGTAGTTCATATTTTCTCCCAAGATATTCAATGCTCAAGAACATCTCATCGAAATGACCATCCTCAACCTCATTCAACACAACCAAACCTCGCCAGTGCCTATTGCTTAGTTTATCCATATAACTTTCATCATGTAGATAATAGCTACCCGCAATTATAGCACATACTGGTTTACCATCTGCTCGTTTACTGTAGGCAACTTGCTTACCTTGTTGATGACCAGCAACACAAGACATATGTAGCTTATTAATAATAGTAGCCGCACTACTCGCAGGTCGTCCCATCGCCCCAACAGGCCAATAATGATTAAAGCCAACACCATTAATAAACACAGGATGTAGAAACTCATGCACTTCCCAATCGTCTTCGTAACACAAATCTTTAGTTGATATAAGCCCCTCTAGTGTAGGATTGTTGTTCACAGCACGATCAATGCGGTTCTCATGGTTGCCCATAAGCATCACCATACGTGGTTTATAAACCTTCTCCTTGTTCTTCTTCTGCTTATTCTGCATCTCTTTGATTGGTGCAAGAAGCTTAGCCATAGCTTCTTTAGCTACGTCTACATCTTTCTTATACCGCAATCCCTCAAAGTATTTGCTACCAACTTTATCATGTGTAGATAGGCTAGGCATATCTGCGAAGTCACCTAAGTTAATCACAACATCAGGTTTATACTCACAGATAGCCTTACCTGCCCATACCAGATGGTCAGTAGGAACACCTTCCTTAATTTGACAATCAGGTATTACTAGTATTCTCATTTCTTTTTACTTTTAACTGCTTTACGCATTGCATTAATCTCGTCAACCAGTACACCCATACGCTTATCAAAAGCAAGTGCATCTTTGTCATCTGCACCTGAAATCCACTCACCAATGTGAATAGTGTGTCGCCCATCATGGATAACAAGACGTGCATCACCATCGTGGTCTACTTGCCATTGAATGTACGAGTTAGTGTCTGTACCTAAAAACTTACGTGCAGACACAGCTTTATTTCGTTTACCAAGAATACCAAACATTATACTACCTCCATTACACGTGGAACATCCACAACTTCTACCAAAAACTCTGGCCCATGACTGTACAAGAATGTACGCATCTCAGGCCAGCACTCACCTTTAAAAGAACAATAGCTACATGCTGTACATAGTTTTTTGTTCTTACTGGTCTTACTTTGTGCCACTGGTGGGAGTCTAGGAATCTCACCAATGTTACTAGTAACTGTATCAACTGCAAAGTCTGCTTGTTGTGCAAACAAACCTCTGTCTACTTGAATAGGGTAGTAGTTAACATGCCCTAACTCTTTTTGTATAGTAAGAAAACCAGCAACATCAATATTAAGAGCAGCAGCATATCCGTTTAATTGTTGATAATAGCCGAATGGGTCATCTACTAAACCTCCCTTGAATTTTTCTTCTGAGTATTTAGTAACACTCTTAACGTCTATCACAACACCATCAATGATGGCATCAATGCGTCCTCTTACATACCAATTATTACCTATGTCATAGATAACACGTTCCTGTTTTTTCTCTACAGTGTGACCAGCGTTCTCTGACACATTAAGTACCAGTTCCTCTAGTATATCACCATAAAAGAATTTTAGCAACAAATTACCATCAGGTTTAGTTGCAATCTCAGGTGCATTATACTTATACCACAGTTGACGTGGGCATGGTGTGCCTACCTCACTGAAATATAACACACCTTCCTCACGCTTGCTATCTCGTGGTGTAAACCACTTGTCGTAACTAACTTTTACTTCTGTGTTACTAATAGCATTTGGTGTGCTACCACTAATCACAGAGTAAATGTCAGGCACTAGCGTGTCAATTGTTTTCATTCATCAGCCTTGTCTTCAGACATAGCGATAGCTTGTGCCATGTCTAAATCACCGCATGAGTATGCCTCAAACTTACGTGCAATGCGAATAACCATGTCTGCCAAATCATCCCAGTCTGCCTCATCAGTTGAATGCACACTATCTGTTATCAACTTAACTGCATTGGTAACAGAGTTCTGACGCACAATTGCTCTATCACCATGCAGGGCAGGGATAGGAAACACCTTTGGAGAGCCATAGGAGGGCTTAGAAGGGGCTGTAGAAGCTGTGCTAGGGGGTGGAGTACCACTACCCTTAACCAAGAGCCGTACAGAGGCTAAATCCACGTTCTTACCATAGGTGTTTTCGGTATATTGAAAGTCTACCTCATCCCCAATGGAGAATGTAGGCTTCTTGAACCCATAACTAAAGCGTTCACCATTAGCTGTAACATTAAATGCTTTCTTAGGGCCAAACTTTGTATTAACTTCTTTCTCAGTGATGTTCTCAATAACGTAACTCATTTGATCTCCAATGCTGTTTTATCTTGCCAAGTTGTACCAACGTCTACGCCAACCTTTAGTTGACATGGAAAGTCGATGTTAAAGTATTGTTTAAGATACAAAGGTGCTTTCTCCAAGGTATCTTTAGCTATACAAGCTGCATCGTAACACACATCTTCTTCTGTGTCAAGTAGTACGCTGTCATGCACAGTCATTACTAATAATGCTTTGCGTGATAGGCCAGCTTCTTCTAGCTTACGTAACAAGATACCTACCATCATAGGCACTACGTCACCTGTTGCAAAGCCCTGAATAGGCCAGTTCTTAAGTTCTGTAGGACTGAATGTTAGCTCTCCTGCTTTGTAGTCACTAGCGTATTTCTTGAATACGTAATGTCTACCTGTTGGACTAGGGTGATAGTAGGTATATTGCGGCCCACTAACACCTTCTTCATAACTGATTACTGCTTTGTCATTTGCTTCCTTTACAATTGATTCATGATATTGCTTCACTCCTTTGTACCTAGTGTAGAACGTACTAATAAACTTCTTAGCTGTTGCTCTATCACAGCCACTCTGCGCCATAAGAGTTGTAACACCACCTCCGTAAACGAGCAAGAAGCTAAATCGTTTAAAGGGCTTTCGTTCAGCATCTGTAGGATAGCGTCCGTACATCCCGTTGTACAGTTCTCTGTGCATATCTCTGCCATTGTTAATATCCTCAATGAGTTGTTTATCGTCAGCTAGATATGCCAGAGCCACCATCTCTAGTTGTGAATAGTCAAGCTCTAATATCTTACCATTAGGAAACCTACTGATGTATGCACGTTTAACGTCACCTGCATCAGTTTGATTCTGTAGGTTAGGATTAGTAGCAGACAATCGACCTGTCTTTGTAGAGCAATGATTAAGATTAGGATAGATATTATTATCAGGGAATCTTAAGTCATTAAGACCCTCATAATAGGTTTCTTTAATCTTCTTTGCATCACGCATTACTAATAACTGAGCAGCAAACAAATCACCTGATGATGACAGACCTTTAAGCACCGCATCATCAACGCTGTAATAGCCACTCTTACCTACCTCAATGCTAGGTATGTACTTGCCTTTAATAGTACGTACCTTGTCTACGTTCTTATACTTAGGCTTACCATTCTTGTACTCACCAACAAGTTCACGTTCTACATATTTCTCCTGCCCTCCAAAAAAGTATAACGACAATTGCTTAGGACTCATGTAGTCAACATCACCTACAAGAAATCTAATTGTCTCTGCTGTACCTCTGATTATGTCACCATACTTAACACATGCCTTACTTACGTAGTCCCAATCTACATACATACCATTACGATTCATCTCAATGGTTGCACGTAATGCATCCATCTGCACCATCATCAAGGGTATCAACCCTAGTTCTTCTGCTTCTAACCACTGCATCTTAAATATAGCTTCTGTGTTATGCACATCAATACGTAGATAGCTCTCAAGTTCTGTAATTGGTATGTCTTCTGTACGTACACCTGCTTTCCAATACTTTTTAATCTTGTCATCCTTCAGTGCATGTTCACCAATGTATTCAGCAGTTAACTCGTCAAGACTTGCATATAAATGTCTCTGTCCTGATAGAATGTATGCCGCAAGTTGTGTATCCCATATACGGGGCAGAATGTTACTAGTAAGACGATAGATATATAGTAAGTCAAATTTAATGTTGTGACCAACTACTAATGATGCCTTATCTATTTCTTCTAATACAATATCTGCATCCACACCTGTACTACAGTAGTGGGTAGTTACACGTGACGCACCTACGTACATAAAACCAGCGGCAATAATTTTATTACCTATCCACATAGGGTTAGCCTTGTTGTTACCAACAGGACAATCCATTGTAGTTTCTAGATCAAGTACTAGCGTGTTGCCCATTTTGATTTATACCTCGCCTTTGATGGTTCAATCTCTACTTCAAAGCACCCGTGTCTATGTGCTTCTAACGTGTCTTTACCTCCGAATAGTTTGTTCTTAGGCACGTGAATAAAACGTTGTAAATCCATTGCTGGTTCGTTACTCTTACCAATGGTGATGATTGCATCTGCTTCTCCAATTTTGTCAGTCTTACTACCACGTAGTTGATTCATTTGAATCCACTTCTCACCCTCACCTGTACCATCTACCTGCGATATGGCTATCACTGGACAATATTCTTTAGCCAAGTCTCTAGCCCACTCATACAGCTTACCAATGCGTAAGTCATCACGTGACTCGTTACTAAACCCATGCACCTTATCTAGTTGGTCAAAGATAATAAGACCGGGTTTAAACTCGGCAAACAACGTGCTAATTTTATTTACACTCTTGATGCCACTATCATCATCTAACACTAAGAATCGTTCACCACCGTTACTAGTAAACTCTGTCTCATACACACTAGGGTTAGCTAACAAGTCACCAGTAGTAACACCATTGAATGCCTGTATCACACGCATCATAACCTTAGTACTTGATTCCTCATTGTTAATCCATATGACATGCTCATCAGGTTTCAATTGACTCATCATATAGCTTGCTTCACTAGCTACGAATGTAGTCTTACCACTCTCAGGTCTAGCCGCAACAATGATGAAGTCACCCTTACGTAGTGGGCCTAGTGCTACGTTCAACTCTTTAAGTCTCCAATCAAGACCGCCTGTTGCAACAATCTTTGATAGATAAGACAGACTAGGACTAACGAATACATCAGCTTTTTCAACACTTGCACCTATCTCTTTCTTGTAATCGTTAAGCATAGGCTCGATGGATGTAAGCTCACCACCTGACCCTGTGCCAATCTTCATACACACATCATAGATACGTGTGGCATAGTCAACCTCAATTAGTTTAGCCAATATATCTTTTACAATGGGCGGTTCATCTGCTAAACATTCCTTCCACCAATCGAACGCTGCTTCGTATAGTGCAGGGTCTTTTATCTTCTTACCACGTACAATGTTAAAGAATGTATGAAACTCATTTATATCTACCTTGGTTCTACTAGGATAGTTATCCCAATATTCACCTAATACATTGAATATATCTAGTGTAATAGTTGATACATTGTGTTTCTTTACATGGTCTTTAAATCTATTATACGTATCTCTCTCACTAACTACTGTTAGTAAATCTATATCGTATGACATTACAGTTCCATTTCTTTTAAGCTTTCAATGTTAATCTCTTTTGCTTGAACAAAGTTCATACTAGTAACAACTTTGAATGTTGGACTAAGTTCTCTAAACAATGTCATAGCACCAAAATGACCCGCTTCATCATCATCTAACCATATCACAACTCTATCGTATGTGTCAAGCATTGCGTTTGTTATGTGCGATTTATTTAACTTAGTGCCTAACAAACACAATGACGGATACCCTGCCATACTTAATTTATAACTACTGAGTAAATCTTCTACAATAACTAATGTTTTATTACCTGTATCAGTAAGCAACCACTGTATATTATTATCTTTATTATATGTTAAATACTTTGGTTGTTTATCATACCTACGTACTTGATAACCTACACACGTACCACCATACCATATAGGTAATATAATACCCTCTTTATATTCTCTAATTCTATAGTTAAAACATTCTTGTCCTGTAAAACCATACTGAGCCAGCCATAATTGCCCCCGTATATCAAAGTCATCATAGTGTGCTCTTGCTCTTGCATGTATCTCAGAAAAATCTTTTACACCAGTACGTAAAAGAGTTGCCTTTGCACCCATTAACTTCATGCGTGATGTAGTTTCTCTGTGTCTATAATAACCACTATCACCACAGTTAAAACAGTGCCACAGATATGCATCGTCTACATGCTTAACTCCGAATCGTTTACGTGTGTCCACACCCATAGAACAAGTAGCATGATTGTATTTAGCAGAATGTCCTTCTTCAAGTTCTTCATAATCAGGTGCATTACTAGTAAGCTCTTTCAATGCTGCATGTCCATACAGTGTTGTCATTGTTTAACTCCGAATCGTTCTGCGAATCCAAAATGTAGTGCGATGTTGTGGTGTGCATCCATCAACGCTTCATTGACACATTCAGTAGTTTCTTCGTGTTCATACAACAGTTCACTTTCGTCAACCAAGCCATCCTTGATTTGTTTCAGACAGTCAGCAACAATCAACTCAGCAAATTTTGTATCATATGATTCTGAATAAACTTTTAACGCTTGTTCTTTGTCTGTAATTTTAATCATAGCATCAAGAGCATATTTTTTAGCTTGTTCAGCAAGTTCTTTAATTACGTCATTCATTTGTATTATCCCAAAATTCATTACACTCAGGGTCTTCGTATGGTACTACAACAAAGTATGATTGTCTATACTCATTTGATTTTGCTGTGAATCGGTAACACTTATCCCGCATAGGACAAATTAAATTACGTTTCTCATCTGCACCCTTACACATTGTAATATCAGCCATAACATCTCCATTAATTAATGATGACAGACCTTTCGGTCTGCCGTACATCACTCACCGAATACTTTGACGTAGAATTCTTGCACAGATTTTACATCATCAGGGGTAAGCTTCTCAGTGAATGCAACCTGCAATGCATACTTAGCATCGTAGCGTTGGCACTTACGACCCCAATTAATCAGGGTACGTGGTGACATAGTAAGACCAATCTTACCTGTGTCATACGCATTACGCACAAGACCTGCAACACGCACCATCTTAGTAGCAACATCTTTAGCAATGTTACTCTTACTAGTAATGATGGCTATCTCGTGCTTAGCATCAAGGTATGCAAGACGGATAGTGTTAGTGAATCGGTCGATAGTTGCACTGTTCTGGATACCTACACCAGAGAACGCACCAGTAGTGTCACCTTGTCCAACAGTGTTACCTGCAAACACCAGTCGAAAGTGTGCATCAGGTACGATGGTACGATCAGCAGACGTACCGGGCTTCTCTTTGAGATAGAGATAACCACCATCTTCTAACAAGTTCTGCATACCCATAGCAATTTCAGGGGGCATCAGTTCCCACTCATCTACAAGGCACACAGCACCATACTTACATGCTTCAGTGATAGCACCATCTTTCCACTCAGTACCTACACCTACACTAGCAGTGAGCATACCGAACAATGACGCACTTTCAATGTCACCTGACATATTGATACGAATGAACGGGCGGTTAAGCTTAGCACACACATACTTAACTAGCGATGACTTACCGCTACCTGTAGGGCCTGTAAGCAAGCTCTTATCGTTGTCTTCGATACCTGCTACTAGTAATGCTGCTTCATTACGTTGCACCACATAGTCAGCGTCAGCAGTAGGTACAAGACGTGCTACCTCTGCATCTGCATTGTCAGCCAATACAGTGACAGCGAAGTCACCGAAGTTAGGTACATAGCCGAACACCTTACTGAATAGCTTCTGACCATCTGACAATGTTACTGTCTTCTCTACCTTGTCAGTAGGGGTTAGTGTAACCTCGGGTGTAGCAGGTACTTTACCCAAGTGTGCTGCGATAGCCTTAGCTACTTTGTCGTTGATTTCTACTGCCATGTTAAATACTCCTGTCTAAGATTGAAAGAATTGTGCCTGAAAGATTAGCAATGTCTTTGACTACTTCATGCTTCTTATAAAACAAACGAACATTATCGTCACAAATACCAATACCATATATGTCTACCCCACTAGCTTCAATGTCTTTAACTACACGTGCTGTGTACGCTGTAATGTCACCATGTGAATCACGCCCTGCGGGACTACCATCGGACAATACTAGTAACACCTTACGTTGTTCACGACGCATACCTAACACATACGACGCATACGCTAACGCATCACCATCTGTATTCTCCCACAAACAACCACTAGCTACAGCAAAACGCTTAACTAGATCGGGTGTAGATACACGTTCACCGAAGTCATTGAACACCCATATCAAAGGGTCGTCATTACCTTCTGAGTTGGTGAAACCTAGCACATTGAATGCTATGTTAAGGGGCTTCAATGCTTCTGCCATAGCACCAGCACCAGCACATGCCATCTCATACTTCTTACCTGACATACTACCACTACAGTCTACAAGCAATGTAACAGCCGTGTCAAGTGTGTCAGATACGATACGCTTACGGAACACACGGGTACTAGCTTCAGTGTTACCTGACAATAGTTTATGCAAACTACCTGTGTGTAACTTACCACGTTTCAATCCGTACTCGTACCTGTCCCTGCTACGTGTCTGCAATCGCATACGCAACTGATTAGCTAATGGCTTAGCATTACTAGTAATGTATTTGGATACATTATCTGCTTTAAAATAACCCTCACTATGACCCTTAACTGCACGATGTAACTCAGGGAATCGCACGATAATGTACTCATCCTTATGCGGTATGGTATATGCACCCTTGGTATCGGCTTTGTCTAGCATAAGGTGAATACCTGTACGAGTAGGCTTATGCTCATGCCCAATGGCTTTCATAAGCTTCTCTACATCTACAAGTCTATCTTTCTCATCACCACCTGCACCTGCTTCCTCACCACCATCTGATTCACCATCACCCTTACCCTTAGCTTTACCCTTACCACCTTCACCCTTAGTTTTACCTTCCTCAGTGTAGTCTTCAGGTTTAGCGTCAAACAAGTCAATCAAGATACGCTTAGCTAGATCATACACACGTTCACCCACATCTAGCCCTGTGTCACAGCGCAATACTAGTAACTCATCGGTATATTTCTCAAGCTTGTGTAGCTTGTCAATACCATCATCATCTAGCATACTACCCATAACATCACGTGTCTCAGCAGCATTACCTATCCATGTACGTAGTGCTGCATCCCACACAAACAGAGGTAACGTCAATCGTTGTTGCTCTGATAAGTCTGTATCTGTAGACTTCATACGCTTAACTATGTCATCTGCATACAACACCCAGTAGTTGTTACTAGTAATGGCATCACCTGCATACTGACTATCGTTGATAAAGTCAATACGATGGTCTTCGATAAGGTTATTAATCAAAGCCAATAACCCTGTAGGTCGGTGCTTATTAAGCACCTCAAAGTCGCTGTAACTGATATGGCTTGTCTCATGCTTTACATAGTAACGCATACGTGTCAGCCACTCAGCGGGAGTAGTACTAGTAATGGATGGCAACCACATCATGCGCCCATCTGTACGTGGTGTACTTTCGGGTTTGTCCCACACAACTTTGATTCCACTATTCCTAGCACAACCTGCGACATAAGTCTCAAAGTTGACTACATCTAGATAATTCATTAATTCACCTTTGTAACATCAGGATACATATAGGTAACGAATATCCGATGATACTCGCTATCTAACCAGTTTTCTACCACCTCATCAGCGGGTGTTTTCTCAAAGAATTCTTCTATTTCCTGTATAACTGCATTAGCTTCAGCAAATGATTTGAATTCCCTTATTCTATTCGTTGTCATTCCAGACCTCCCAAAAGAACCACCCCACATATGTACATGCTAAAAATATTACTACAGTGTCGATAATATCCATGATGACAGACCCTTATGTTAATTTTTGCACCAATAGAATGAGAACCCAAAACGAAACACCTTAACAAAATGTAAACCACCTACTTTTTTATAGGAAAGTCTTTTCTTAGTGAGCTTCATATTACCCTTTCTTTGATAATACATCAGATACTTGCATACCCAACCAAAAACCACACGTTACTAGTAACGTTGTTACTGCATAATACCCATTTATGGTATACATGCAATAGGTAATTACCAGCGAGATAGCTACAGATAGTAGCATGTTAGCTAACGTATACATCATTTGTCCCCTTGTGGTCTAAAACATAACAGTGCTTTGCATGACATGTACAAGTCATCCCATACCCATTGTGCCGCTTCAAGTGTAGTCAATTCTACAGCTTGTAATTCGTTGTTTTCTTCCCAGTAGATAACGTACATAATATCCCCTTATTCGCAAAGACATTCAAAGTATTGACGCAACACATTGTCGTCTTCAAAATTATTAGTATCATTCTGCAATTGATCTGCATCATAATCTTGAAACCATAGTGTCTCATTGGTTACATTGTCTTCCACTTCATACGCCCACCCATTACCATGTGACGTGATTGTGTAACGCTCAGTGATTGATAAGAATTCATGTGCCATGTTAACCCCTTGATTAATGTTACTAGTAACAGCCCCTATTTCTAGGGGCAGTCACTCTCAATTAGTTGCAGTGTAGTCTTCCACCATGCGATGAGCCAGTGCTGCATATGCATCAGCGATGGTTGACATTTGCTCACGTGTAAACTGCTCACGTGTGTCGCTATCGTACTTCTTACCCGCTTGTTCGATGAAGCTCATCATACGGTCGAAGTCAGTCTTCGCTTCATTCAATTCTGATTTACCCTTGGGCATTGGATTGCCATTGTCGTCATTCTTAACTGCACCTTCATCCGTACGTTGCCACACGTCAACGTTATTAGTAACGGCTTTGCTAACCACACATTTAGCAGACCGCAGACTATTCTTTTCGTCCTTGGATAATTCCCTGATAGCGTTCAGGTTATCCACAAGGGATTTGTGTTGACTATCTACTTCTTCTGCATTACGTGGTGTTATTGGATAGCACATTGAGCGCACATAATTTGCCCATATGCCTTCCCCTGCGCTACGTGATGCATCCTTCGCATCTTTAGAGGTTGACAATGCATTGCGTAATTCATTTGTGTATGACATTTTGATTTCCTTTTACAGTTTGATTTGATTTACTAAGGCTTGGTTATAGCACACGTTACTAGTAACATGCACTATAGAAAACCCTAGGTTTTCTTGGTAACATATCCCCTTTGCCATCAGGGTTTTACCTGTGGTTTTCACCACCGCACTGCTCAGGAACTCGTATGGACAGTGTGCATGCCATAGTCAAAGCTTTCCTACACGTTTTATAAAGGGAACGTATTCCTTGTTTGATGCGATGCATGTTAACATGTAAACCTTACACGAAACTTACATCCATCCGGTCAACCCCGATCAATCAACCGATGCACCGATATTAGCACAACTTAATAACCTTTGCAACTCTAGGGATATTAACCCTACATTGTTACTAGTAATTCTTGTAGTGCTGAACCGATGACTGAAATGTAACCGATGAACCTTACATGAACCTTACAACCCTACTGAGACTAGGGTTATATTGGCACAATTATTGCTACGTGCGTGGGCGCACATGTATATAATATTAGTGTATATTGTATATCTACGTACTACTGTATGGATATACAGTGTTAATAACCTGTGGATAACTATATTATTGATAATGATAATTGAATATCAATATATAACTATATGATGTTACTAGTAATATTATATAAATATATATACTATAACTATATATACTACCCGGTTATATTATATAAAGAAGTGTAATATACTTATATACTATACTACTACATATACTATACTTATATATACTATACTTATATATATTATTATAGTATATTATATATATATGTATATTGTAGTACTATTTCAGTACTTCTTCTTCTATTCTTAGAACTTTTGTACTATGGCTGACCCACTAAGGGGGGTAGGGGGGTTGGTTTTATGTTGCAATGAGTGGTAAAATTACCTCATAGAAATTAACTTGTTCAGATATTTCATTAAAAAGTAGTTTCCCTCCCACCCACCACATCCTATTTAAAACGATTTTAAAGGGGGTAGAAGGCTAGGAAAACAAAAAGGCTATGGTAGGGTAGCCAAACAGGTCGTTAGACCGCTTAAAAGGGCTATAAACGCATTTTACAAATGCTGAGGGTAACATCTACCGCTGTAAGGGGGTAACATTTGTACCCAAGTAGACACTAAGCCACCTAACAAATAGCCTAGTGGCTGGTTTTACTAAAGGAATATATGCCTAAACTTACATTATCGACAATAGGTAGTAGATATGGCTCAATAGATGCATTGAATGCCAACTTTGATGCCATTGAAGCTGCATTAGAAAATACCCTCTCTCTAGATGGCACTGCGCCTAATGGCATGGAAGTCAATCTAGACATGAACTCTCACAAAATAGTTAACCTTTTAGACCCTACAAATAATGGAGATGCAGTTACTAAGGGTTGGTTGTTGGAACAAGAGGGCAATGCGGCAGCCAGTGCGGATGCTGCGGCTGCATCAGCCTCTGCTGCTGAAAATAGTGCTGTAGCTGCTGCGGCTTCTGCTGCTGCAAGTGCAGGTGCTGCGGCATCTGCTGCTAGTGCATCAGCTAGTGCAGCCACTGCCACTACACAAGCAGGTATAGCAACTACACAGGCTACTAATGCCAGTGCATCTGCAAGCACTGCAAGTACAGCAGCGTCAACTGCCACTAGTGCAGCTTCATCTGCTGAATCAGCAAGAGATGCTACATTAGCTGCATACGACTCTTTTGACGATAGATATTTAGGAAGTAAGACTAGCGACCCTACACTGGACAATGATGGTAATGCTCTGTTAGGTGGGGCTTTATATTTCAATTCCGTTAGTGGAATAATGAAACTCTACACAGGGAGTGCTTGGGTAGCAGCTTATGTTTCTGGTTTAGGGTTTGTTGCACAGTCTTCAGTCACTGGCTCTGCCTATATGCCTACAGGCACAACAGGTGAACGAGATGGTACACCCAGTGCTGGTTATTTGCGGTTTAATAGCACCCTTGCAAAGTTTGAAGGGTACAACGGCACTGCATGGTCTTCGGTTGGTGGCGGTGCTACTGGTGGTGGCAGTGATGACATATTCATTGAGAACGGTCAAACAGTCACAACAAACTACACTATTTCAACAAGCAAGAACGCTATGAGTACAGGGCCAATCACCATCAACTCAGGCATCACAGTCACCGTTCCCAGTGGTAGCAACTGGGTTGTTCTCTAAGGAATCATTATGCCAATCACAATTAATGGAACAGGAACGATTACTGGCATAAGTGCTGGTGGGTTGCCTGATGCAATCATTACACAGCCTGAAATAGCAACAGGTGTGGCTGGTACTGGCCCTGCGTTTAGTGCTTATGCATCATCAGGAACTAGTGTTGCTAATAATACGCTGACGAAAATAACACTCGATACTGAAGAATTTGATACAAACAATAATTTTGCGTCAAGTAGGTTTACTCCAACAGTAGCGGGTTATTACCAAATAAACGGATGCATAGGTGGTGCGTATGCCACTTTGGTATGTACTATATTCAAAAATGGAACTGAATATAAAAGAGGAGTTACCGCATCTGGCGCAACTTTAAATCAAGCAAATGTTTCGTCTATTGTTTATTTAAATGGTTCAACAGACTATGTTGAACTTTATACCTATCAAGGGTCAGGAAGCACTCAAACAATGAGTAGTGGTATCAGTGGCGCATATTTTAATGGTGCAATGGTAAGGGGCGCATGATGACACTTTACGAAAAAATCAAAGCACTGTACCCAACATTGCAAGACGCAGACTTTTTGAACACCATCCGCTTGCAAAATGATAGCGATGGCAAAGGTGACTACATAGCCAAGTGGGAACACCCAACACTTGCTAAACCTACAGAGGAGCAATTAGCATGAGTTTAGTAAAAGTCTCAGGCAATGCCAGCGGCAGTGGTACGCTGACAATTGCTGCACCTAATACAAACACCGACTACACGCTGACGTTGCCAACAGTAACTGGAACACTATCTATTGCAGGTGCAACAACAGTTCAAGTTTTTACATCAGGTTCAGGTACTTATACAACGCCAGCAAACTGTAAATCTTTGTACATAAAAATGTGCGGTGGTGGCGGTGGTGGCGGTTCAAACAATAACGCTGGACAAGGCGGCACTGGCGGGAATACAACATTTGGTACGTCTTTGCTTACCGCTAATGGTGGTGTTGGTGGTCGTTATCTTGTTAGCAGTGGTGGTAGTTTTACTTTGAATTCTCCCGCAATAGGTAAAGGATTGGATGGTGGTGGCGGCAGCGGTGGCATGTATCCCGGAACATTAGCTAGCGCACAATATCCCGGAGGTCAAGGTGGAGTTAATCCATTTGGAGGTTCAGCTTCGGCAAATGCACAATCATCGGCAGGTGGTTCTGGCGTTGCCAATACAGGCGCAGGTGGTGCTGGAGCAGTAACTAACGTAACCAATCAATATGCTGGAGCAGGTGGCGGTGCGGGAGGATACATTGAAGCAATTATTAATTCTCCTTCTTCAACATACTCATACGCAGTTGGAGCAGGCGGCACTGCTGGTACAGGAGGCGCTTATGCAGGTGGTGCAGGTGGCTCTGGCGTAATAATTATCACGGAGTATTACTAATGAATAAATACGCAATCATTCACAATGGTTCTGTTGTCAACATCATTGAATATGAAGACCAACCATCCACTCCTCCTGCGGGTTTTGAAGATGGTTATGTGGCTGTTCAAACCGATGTGGCGAGCATTGGTTGGACTTATGCTAACGGCACATTCACAAATCCAAACCCACCTGAAGTTGTTGAAATGCCAGTATCAAAGTCATTGACAGACATGATTTTGGAAAGCCCAACAGAGTTAGCAAAACTTAAACAAGCATTGGGGATATAACATGGCAGTCACACTTAACGGCACATCAGGACTGGTCTTTAACGATGGGTCTAGTCAAACAACAGCGGCTACTGGCTTTGGCTTCAAGAACCGCATCATCAACGGTGCAATGGTGATTGACCAAAGAAATGCGGGGGCTAGTGTTACTCCTAGCGCAGACACATATTTGCTTGACCGTTGGGGATACTCTGCATCACAAACATCAAAATTTACGTTCCAGCAAAACAAAGGTTCTGTAACGCTTCCCGTTGGATTTGCCAATTATCTTGGTGCGTCTGTTGCTTCTGCCGTTACCGTTGGCGCTTCTGATTATTTTGCGCTTTACACAAAAATAGAAGGTTTAAATTCTGCTGATTTGGCGTGGGGTACGGCAAGCGCTTCCGCTGTCACATTGTCTTTTAGAGTGTATTCAAGCCTAACAGGTACGTTTGGCGGAACAATCTGTAACAGCACAAACAACCGTTGCTATCCTTTTACATATAGCGTTCCAGTAGCAAATACGTGGACAACCATTTCACTTACTATTGCTGGTGACACTTCTGGAACTTGGCTGACTACAAACGGCACAGGCATCAACGTACAGTTTGGCTTGGGTGTTGGCTCTACTTACAGTGGTACGGCTGGTTCATGGTCAGGAACTCAGTATATTTCCGCAACAGGCGCTGTGTCTGTTGTTGCAACCGCTGGAGCCACCTTCTACATCACAGGCGTACAGCTAGAAAAAGGCTCAACAGCAACGAGCTTTGATTACAGACCTTATGGGACTGAGTTGGCGCTTTGTCAGAGGTACTATATAAAGTTAAAAGGAACTTCTGTTTTTTCAATTTATGGTACAGGGTTTGCTGATTCTTCTTCTTCTGCCCGAGTTCAAATAA